GTTCCGCCGCACCAGCAAGGACTTTGACAGGTGGATTTATCAGGTCGCAGAGGGCATGAAGGAATTTGAAGTCGAGAAGGACGAGAACGGCGACCCCGTCATTGACCCGAGGACCGGAAAGCCTAAAGGCGAATGGACTTGGCTAAAGGTTCCCGATCCTGAGAAAGCCATGAAGTTGGCATTGGAAGCTGCGGAGTTCCATAAGCCCAAGCTGTCGCGCACCGAACACACCGATAGCGAAGGCAAGCCGCTGCCCGTTGTCCAAGTGACGTTTGTGAAGAAATGAACGCCAAGATCCTCAGTGGCCGAAACGATCCTCCGACGGATAGGTCGTGCAGGGATTCCCCCTCCCGCGGCGGGGCGCACATCCCCGGTCTTGGCATCCCATGAACGCTGTCATTCGCCCAATCGTCGAAGCGGAGTTCATCGAGAAGCTCGAGCCGCTGTTCGAGGCTCACCGTTTCAAAGTGCTCCATGGCGGCCGCGCCAGCGTTAAATCGTGGTCCATTGCCGCCGCGCTGGTAATCATTGGCGCGTCACGCAAACTTCAGGTTCTCTGCGCGCGCGAGTACCAGTCCAGCATTCGCGAAAGCGTCCATAAGCTATTGGGCAACACGATCGAGCGCCTGGGCTTGTCTGGGGTGTACGACGTGCAGCAGAGCGGCATTTATGGCCCCAATGGCACTCAGTTCGCCTTCGTCGGATTGAGCGACAAGACCGCCGAAAACCTGAAGTCCTACGAGGATTTCGACGTGGCGTGGGTGGAGGAAGCGCGCAACACCAGCCATCGGTCCTGGAATATTCTGCGCCCGACGATCCGCAAACCGGGAAGCGAGGTTTGGATCAGCTTCAACCCAGAGCTCGACACCGACCCTGTGTGGACGATGTTCGTGGAAGATCCGCCCCCGAATACTTTTCTGGTGGAGCTCAACTGGCGCGATAACCCTTGGTTCAACTCGGTACTTGAGGCGGAACGGACGGACGCTGAGCGCAAGCTGCCAAAGGTCGAATACGAGAACATCTGGGAAGGCAAATGCCGACCGACGGTTGCTGGAGCTATCTATGCGGATGAGGTTGCGGAGATGTACGCGGACGATCGTGTCGGTCTGTACCCGCACGATCCTCACTTGCTGGTTCATCCGGTGTGGGACTTGGGTTGGAACGATAAGATGGCGATCGGCCTCTACCAGCGGGTGGCGAGTCAGCTCCGAAAGATCGGATATCTTGAGAATGACCACAAGACACTCGACTGGTACTCACGCGAACTGAGAAAGCTGCCCTATAACTGGGGCACGCTGTTTCTTCCGCACGACGGGGATCACGGGGACTTCAAGACCGGCAAGAGCACCAAGGCGTTGCTGGAAGCATTAGGTTGGCACGTTGAAGTATTGCCCCTGATTCCCGTCGTGGACGGCATCCGCGCCGCTCGCATGGCGTTCAAGACGCTCTACGTGCACCGGGATCAAACCGAGCCCAAGGAGGGCACACAGCACGACGGCGGATTCCACGGCTGCGCACGCTGGCTCGAATGCGCGAAGCGATACCGACGATCAGTGCCCTTGAGCACCGGCGAACCTGGTCAGCCTCTGCACGACGAATACAGCCACGGCGCCGACGAATGGCGTTATGCCGCGCAGGCCGCGCCGCTGATGCTCACCGCTGGTATGGGAATGAGCGGCATGCCCGCGCTGAAATTCCCCAAGAATTTGTAGCTCAACCATGACACCGAAACAGCGCCATACGACCCTCGTCGCTTACCTCAAAGCAAAGACTCACGAACAGGATTGGCACGGCGTGAGTGATGCGGCAAACGACTTGCGGGTATTGGAGGCAGAGCATCCGACTGCTTCGCACGGGGAGACGTGCGCGTGTCATGACTGTGATCGGGAGCGCGCCCAATGAGGGACGTCTACGGCGCAATGTACGGCGCCTCAGAACTCGCAGAACCGCTCGTCACGCCCGACGAGGTCAAGAATGTCGAGACCGCAGTGTGCCGGGTGCACAAAGGGCACATCGCCAACGGCTTGGCTGCGAACGATTACTACGGTCGCGTGTACTACTGCCCGATCGGCTCGATGTACTGGCGACTTACCCAACGAATAGCCGGCATGAACGCGCCGCTTAAATTCCCGAGGAACTTATGACCATCGACCAAGCAGTTGAACAGGCTTTCAAAGCACGCGACGGCGCGATCGACGACCAGGACGCCGTGCGCGACGTGCTGTTGAGCGAGATCGAGCGCTTGGAGGAACTGACCTCGTTCGAAGCGCGCTTCACCGTGCCGATTCTCCAAGGGCTGGCCGATGACCTGTACCGTCCCAACCTGGCCAATGCGGCCGTGGCCTGAAGTTTCCACAACGGTACACCTCCATGTGCAAGCCTCGCCACCCTCCACTGGGCCGACGTGCGGAGCTGCAGCTCGCAAAGCTGATGCAACTGCATAAAGACGCACACCCGGCGCGAGTGTCGGGTTTCTTCGGCGTCACGGCTCAGTGGACCCGCCGCTTGTGGAACCGATTCACGCCCGAAGAGATCCGCAGCGTCAGCGATGAAGAGGCATTAGGCATTCTGGCCCGTATCCGACATGGCGAAACTCAAAGCAGCAACACGGAACGCACTCCCGTCAAAGTCATTCGCGCTGCCCGGCAGGCGATACCCGATCGAGGATGCGAGTCATGCCCGGAATGCGCTGTCGCGGGTATCTCAACACGGCTCGCCAGCCGAAAAGTCTGAAGTGCGCGCGAAGGTCCACGCCAAATATCCATCGATCGGCCGCAAGTCCGGTCAGCGTTTCGCTTAAGAGGTTTCTATGGCACGCAAGCTTGAGTCACCGGAAGAGATGGGCGAGGGCACGCGCCCTGCACGCGGTGGGCGCGAAGCGCGGCAGGAGGGGGGCTTCGAGGACGGCGAAATGGGCCGAGGCTCTACGCCGTACCTGAAGTCGAAACACGGGGGCACCGAAGGATCTATCGCAAAGCACTCCGCCACTTCCGGGCGCGGTGGGTCGGGAATCATCGGCAAGGGTGATTCCTTCAAGGGTCACTCGGAAGATATCGAACACCCCCAGAGCCACAGCGAATTCGAGCAACTCGGCCAGGGCGGCCCGACCGGCGGCGAGGACTGATGAGACTCAAGCGTCTCGCGCCGAACAAGCCTCACCACGGACTCGGCGAGCATGGCACGGCTCGCCGCAAGTCCGGGCTCATGGGCGTCGGCGAGCATCTGCCTCAGCGTCACAACGTCGGCAACAGCGATGCGCGCGGCTACCAACAGTCTGCTTCACGCCAGATGGGTACTCACAAAGGCCCACTGAAGGAAGGCGACACCCGCAAGCGCAATGGCCCTGAGGGGCTGTCAAAAGGTTCGCCCCCGCCGGGTGTAACTGCTCGCAAGGGCGTTCGCGGCAATCCCGACTCCCACATGGGCGATGCGGGTCGCGGCGGGACGGGACGGCACGGTAAGGGAGACAACTTCAAGGGCAAGCCGACCGAGATGTCAGAAACCATCAGTCACGAAGCGTTTGAGAAACTGGGAGCTAAGTAAATGATTCGCACGAAATCTTTCCTGTTGGGCGCGCTTCTGCCGATTCTGGCGTTGCTTGCTTCCAGCATGTCATTTGCGGCCGGGACTGCGCCTTACGGCATCTTCGGCGGCGCAGGCACCTACGCCACATTGCCTGGAAACCTCGCGCTCACCTTCAGCGCAGCCCCCACTGGCGCATCTGCTACGTTGGCTACCGCATGGGCCGGTAGCACGGGCTCTTACACGGTGGTGTTCTCGGACTATGAGAGTCGCAGCGTCACGCTCACCAACGCAGCAACGACTGCGACCTGGACCGGCTCGCTGACAGGCACGCCCACCGCCTCGGCCTTCATCGACGGATACCAGGCGACGGCGGGCAGCGCTACTTTCGGATTCACTTCTGACCTCGGATTGGTCTGGTCCAACGGCTCCGGCTGGTGGGCAACGGATGATTCGTACGGTCCCGCGCCGACAATTTCCTCGGGTTGTGCCACGGTCAGCGCGGTCGCTGGCACGATGGTGAACTTCCAGTTTTCTACCACCGCCACTACGTGCACTCCCGTCGTTCAGTTACCTCCTGCTGCACATGGATGGATCTGCTTCGGTCAGGACATCACCCATCCGGTGGTTTTCACGCAGACGGCTTTCAACACCTATAGTTGCACCATCACGGGAACTACGACTTCCGGCGATGTCGTTCAGGTTAACGCGACGCCGTACTGATGAAGATCAAGCGGACGGTTTTGGTTGGGCCGGGTGGCACGGAACTCGTCTATACGACAGAGGACGGGGCGTACTTGGGCCGGGCGCGGTTTGAATGTCTGGACGCGAACGTGCTTGAGCTGATCGCGAAGGACGCGGTGAACTTTGCGGCTGAGCAGTTGGCATCTCACCCCGAGATCGCTCTCGCGGTGGCATCAAGTCTTAGAGGTAACTGATGAGCATTGCTCAAGAGGTTGCCGTGCGAGAACTGCAGTCCAAGGTACGCGCGTTGGAGGAGCAGATCGGTTTCCTGACGCGCGAAATCGAGGCAATCAAACAGGCTCCCGCCATCATGACGGATGTTCCACCTGGAACATCGGAAAAGCCTAATGGCGTCGCGAAAAAAAGATGAGTTGCGTCGGCAATTGCGGGATGCCCTGAAGCACGCTATCGACGGTGAGCGTCGGTTCGGCATTCGTGAGGATGCGCGACCCGAGCTCGACTCGCGCTGGGACGCAGTGGTGAAGCTGATCGAGGCTCTTTGTGGCTAACGAGTCTGTCGGCGATGGCGCAGCGCTAGAACAATTCGCCGATAACAACACGGTCCCGACCAAACGCGGTCAGAAGATGACCGAAGAGGCGCTGCTCAGCCTCATTGCGATGTACGAACGCGCGTCGCTCGGCTCCCAGGTCGCTGCAGGGGCAACCATCAGCACCACGGTCTACCCCAGCAACGCGGTAATGACCACGCTGGAAATCGACCGTTACAACGCGCTCAACGCGTTTTTCGCCCGCCCGCTGGGTAATGAAGTCGAGAATCGCACCCAAGTCGTACTGCCTGTCGTTCGCGACACCATGTCTTGGATCATGCCGCAGTTGATGCGCATCTTTGCTGCCGCCAAGTCGATCTGCCGGTTTGACCCGATAGGGCAGAACGATGAAGACCAGGCGCAGATGGAAACCGAAGTCGTCAATCATATCTTCATGGTGGAGAACGACGGCTTCGTAATCATTTATGACTTTTTCTGGGACGCGCTGATGATGCGCAATGGCTATGCCGAAGTGCATACCCAGGAAGAGACCGAGGTCAGTCAGGAAAAGTACACGGGCCTTGATGAGATCGAGGTCGCGACCCTCCTGCAGGATAACGCCGATGAAGAACTCGAGGTAGTTGAGCAGCGGGAATATCCGGTCGACATGCCGGGTGCGATTCCGCAGGTGAACCAGATCCCGATGGGAGCGCCCGCGCCTCAGCTTGTCCAACAGCCGACCGTATTCGATATCAAGCTGAAGCGGACCAAGAAGGTCAAAAAAACCAAGGTGACGCCGCTGCCCCCCGAGGAAATGCGCGTCACCCCGCGCGCGCGTTCGGGCATGGAGGGCATCGCGTTCGCCATGCACCAGACGACTCAGGCGCGCTCGGATCTGATCACGGACGGCTACGACCGCGAGATGGTCGATAACGCTGCCGCGGGACGTCCTAATTGGCTCGAGATCGATGCACTGGCGCGCAACCAGGTTGTTGATCAACTCTCAATCGAGAACCCTTCCGACCGCTCCATGCAGGACATCGAACTGCGCAAGGTCGCGATCCGGGTGGACTTCGACGGCGATGGCGTCGCAGAGCTGCGTCGGGTTGTCATCGCGGGTGACAAGATCCTGGAGAAGGAGGTCATCGAAGAGACCATGTTCGTCTCCTCCGAAGCCCTGCGCATGCCGCACCGGCACACGGGTCTGTCGATCTACGACCTCGTCATGGACCTGCAGATTATTCAGACCAACCTGTGGCGGCAGGGGCTGGATAACCTCACGGTCGCCAACAACCTGCGCTATGCGGTGGATTGGCGCAACGTCAATATCGACGACCTGCTGACCTCGCGGCCCCACGGCCCGATCCGAGGCAACGGGCCGCCGAGTCAGTGGATTCAGCCGATCGAGCCGCCGTCCAACCTGGTGGAGCAGGTGCTGCCCGCCCTCCAGTATATCGATCAACTGCGCTCGAACCGCACTGGCATCGGCAAGGGGACGATGGGGCTGGACGCTGACGAGCTCCAGAACGTCACCAAAGGCGGTCAGCTGGCGGCAATGTCGGCCCAAACCCTGATTGTCGAGCTGATCGCGCGTTTTCTGGCCGAAGGACTGCGACACATCTTTCTGAAGATCCATTCAGAGTTGATGCGGCACCAGGATAAGCCGCTCGAGTACCAGATTGCCGGCAAGTGGGTGAGGGTAGACCCCTCATCCTGGCGCAAGCGCACCCGTGTATCGGCGAACGTAGGGCTGGGGTCGGGCAACCGCGAAGAGATGCGCGCGAACGTGCAACAACTGGCAGCCGGTCAACAAGCGGCCGCTCAAGCCGGATTGGTAGGCCCCAAGCAGATTTACGAGTCCTTCAAAATGCTGTGCGAGTCGCTGGGGTTCAACAACCCCGAGCGGTTTGTGATGGACCCCCAAGGACAGGAGTACGCCCAACACATGCAACAGATGGCGGCTCAGCCTCATCCTCAGGCGCCTCAAGTCCAGGTTGCCCAGATCCGCGCGCAGAGCGAGCAGTCCAAACAGTCGAGCGAAGACCAGCGCACGATCCTGAAGCTGCAGACCGACCTCTTGCAGGCGCGCGAGCAGACCGCCAGCGCCCAACTGACCACCAAGCAGCAGATGGTGCACGACATGCTCCAACAGCATGCTGGGCGTGAAGTCGATATCGATACCAACCACCTCCAGATCATTCTGAAACTGATTCCTGCTATTGCGCAGGTGCTCGCGGCTGAAAAGGCCGCCCCCGATGAGCTGGGCAGCGACGTGACGCGCGCCAGCTCGGAGATCCAGTAATGCTCATGTCAGGCGGCCAGACCTTTACTGGCAACTCAGGTCAAAGCTACGCGGCCGGCGGCCAGCAAGCCGTGGGGCCTGGGGATGTGCGTCTAGCCCTGATGAACGGCTGGTCGCCGATTATCGCCACCTACACTCCGCAAACGCCTCCCGTTGCCTTCAAGGGACTGACCAACGTTCAGCAGGTCATGGCCAGCCCGCCAACGGTGGCCATTTCCACGACCAACCCCGTCTCGACCGGGCAGCAGTATGTGGTCTCGAGTGGTCAGGTGATCGACCTGAGTAACTTTGCCATCACTGGCGGCGGCAATCCGCAGGCTTCCGGCACCCTCTCCCCCGATAACGGGCTGTGTTCTTTCAACTCGGTCACTCTCGGGGCTTCCCAGACCCAGGTGGGATGCAACTGCCTCAAGGTGTCTGTGATATTCACCTCGGCTCAAGCCACCCCCGAGATTGCGTTCGTCCTGAAAGGCCTGACCGGCAACATCACCGCGAAGGTTAATGACCAGTATGTAAGTCTGACGCCTACCCCAGTCCCCAATAGCGGCGCGCTCGAATATTACAGCCTCACATTCGCGGCTGCCGGTACCTACCGAATCGATGTCATTGCTGACAATGTCAATAACAGCTTCCGCTTCGGTGGCTGTTGGACGGGCAGTAAGACCGACAGTGTAGTGCCGGCGTCGATCCGGGGCGGCTCGCGGCAGTTGTTCCTCGGAGATTCACTCACCACCGCCACTGGCGCCCCCAACACGAGCGCCGGTTACGTGCAGTGCTATGCGGAGTACATGGGACTTGATGATGTATGGCCCAGTGGGGTGGGTGGCACCGGAGTCATCAACGGTAACTCTGCGGCTCTTCCGTATATCAACCGTGTCGCGACCGACGTCGTGCCTTTCCAGCCGGACGAGGTTTTCATCCAGGGCTTTTACAATGATGGGACTTATACCGTCGCAGCCGTTCAGACCGCGCTCTTGGCGCTGGTTCAAGCACTGATTCAGGCACTTCCCGCCGGCGTCCGTATCTGGATCTGGGGGCCTTACACTCCGGAAGGGGTGGGATACCAGAGTGGCAATTCAAATCCAAGCTCTGCGGGCTTTGTGAGCCAGCGCACGGCGATCGCGAACGTGATTGCCCAGGTCAATAGCCCTTACGTCAAATGGCTCGACCCGACAACCCTACCGTTCGACACCGCTTCGAACCTTGCCGCGTCGCCTGTGACCTACAGTATCACGGCCCCGGCAGCTTCCAGCGCCACAACTTTAAGTACCAACACTGGCATCATGGCCGGCGCCCATTACCAGTGGGGAGACGGCTCGCGGTTCCGATGCCTGTCGACGAGCGGCAATACTGCAACGATCGACAACAATCCGAATGCTCAGGCGAGCGGCGCCACCTTTACTCAGTGCGGAGCTTGCTGGATCACCGGCAACGGATACGAAGGGGCTACGACTGGCGTAGGTAACGCTGACAACTATGTCTTCACCGATCATGTGCATCTCCAAGCGCTCGGCCACCTCAACTGGGGCGTACTGCTCGCCCGACTGCGTCTTGCCGCGCTCCAGGGAGGTGAGGGATGAGCCCTGAGGAAGAACTGCGCGCGGCGGGAGATGCCCGGCACGTATTGGACAATCCGTTGTTCCAGAAGGCCAAGGCCGATCTATATGACAAGCTGCGCCAGGCCCGAAAGTCCGCCCCGATCACGGCCAGCGAATTGCACGCGAAGCTGATCATCACCGAGCAGATCGCGGACCAGTTTTTCGATTACTTCGAACTGGTCCTGCAGACCGGCAAACTGGCCCAAAAGCATCTCGACGAGACCGCGTCCCAACAGGGACTGAAAGAACGCGGATTGGCGTTGTTCCGTACTCTGGGGCGCAACGTCTTCTAGTTTCTACAACGGTACACCGGCTCTTATGGCGTTGCCCATCGTATGGGCATGTCGCTACTCGAAGCCGCCAGTGCCGCGGGCGTCAATCCGCACAACGGGTCCTCCATTGATTCCGTCCAGGCGGATCGCTTCCAGGGTCTATGGGATAAGGGCGCGTTCGCGCAGACTGGCCCAGAAGGGCAGGAAATTCCGGGTGAACGACAACCGCCGCGCCAGGAAACACGGCAGGCACCTCAGCAAGCTTATACGCCGGCTCCGGGTGAGCCCGTCAAACAAGATGTTGCCCACCCGGATCCGAATAAGCTTCCCCCTCAAGAGCAGCAGACCGTCGAAACGCCTTCCGAGGAAGGCCCTGAGTATGCCGATCTCAACGACTATCTGACCAAGTCGCAGATCGAGCCTGAATCTTTCATGCAGATGCCGGTCACCGTGAAGGTGGACGGCAAGACCAGTCAGGTCGCGCTCGCTGACCTGGTGCGCTCCTACCAGACCGACGCGCACGTCACGCAGAAGTCGCAAGCTTTCGCGCAGCAGCAACGTGACTTCGAAGCTCAGGTCGGCAGCATCAAGCAATCCCTGAACGGCCAGCTCCAGACGGTCACCAATCTCGTCACTCTCGCGCATCAAGAGCTGATGCGGGATTACCAAGGCATCGACTGGAACAAGCTCCAGGCCGAGGACCCGATCCGCTGGTCAGTGTTGGACCGCCAGTTCCAACAGCGCAATGCGCAGATTCAGAACGCCATGCAGGCGACCGCGCTGCAGTACAAGCAGCAGCAGGACGCACAGGCTCAGGAACTGGCCCAGCGACTGCCGCACGAGCAGGAGCGCATGTTTGAAGCCGTTCCGCAATGGCGGGACGCCAAGAAATTCGAAGCCGACAAGGCCGCGATGACCAAGTCGGCTCAGCAGATGGGCTTTTCACCGGCCGAGATCGCTCAGATCTATGACCACCGCTACATGGTTGCACTCCATTATGCGAGTCAGTTTCTGGCACTCCAAGCCCAGGCCCCCTCAGCGCTGAAGAAAGTCCGGGCAGCCCCGCAAATGGCCTCCCCCGGCGCACGCATCACGCGCGATCCGAATCAGGTCGCGCGTAACCAAGCCAAAGCGAACTTCATGAAGAACCGGCGCGACCCCGATGCGCAGGCCGCGTACTTCGAGACGCTCGCCTCCTGAGAGGACCCCATGACCGTTCCAACGAACACGTATTCCGTCTACCCGCAGACCAACATCCGGGAAGACTTGATTGACGCTGTCTATAATGTCGATCCGTATAAGACCCCCTTCTTCAACATGTGCAAGAAGGCCGAAGCCAAACAGACTTTCCATGAGTGGGATGTCGATGCGCTGGCGGCCCAGAACGTCAACAACGCAGCGGTCGAAGGCGACAATCCGACCAATATCCAGCTGACCCCAACGGCTCGTCTAGGCAATTATACCCAGATCAGCACGAAGACCATTCAGATCTCCGGCACCTCTCAGTCCGTGATCGCGGCAGGGGGCACCAATAAGATGGGTTACCAGCTGCTCAAGAAGAGCAAGGAGCTGAAGCGCGACATCGAAGGTATTCTGACGAACAACGCGGCTCGCGCGTCTGGTTCGTCCACCGTCGCGCGCATCAGCGCAGGCCTGCCTGCTTTTCTGGTGACGAACTTCCTGTCGATCTCGAGCACGCCGGGAACCGCCGCGACCGGCACCTCAACAGCTGGCTCCGAGACTTTCGGCAATGGCACGACCACCTATACGGCGGGCTCTGGCTTCACCAATGCGATCTCAGAGAGCAACGTCAAGACGGTATTGCAGGAGATCTACACGAACTCCGGCGAAAGCCCCGAATATGGATTGGTCTCGCCAAAGAACAAGCAGAACATTTCGACCTTCACCGGTCCCGGCACGCGCTTCATCGAGGTCGAAGACTCGACGCTGCTGACCAAGGTGGATGTGTATGAGAGCGACTTCGGCGAAGTGAAGATCGTTCCGGACATCTTCCTGGCCTCGAGTCACAGCACCTTCTGGATCAACCCCAACTATGCCCGTGTGGCGTACCTGCGGCCGTTCCAGACCATTCCACTCGCAAAGACCGGTGACTCTGACCAGAAGATGCTGTTGGTCGAGTACACGCTGGAATGCGGTAACGAGCACGCGCACGGCTTCATCGCCGACACGAGCGGTTGATGGGCGGCTGGACGCCTATCTCGCCATGGAAGATCAAGCCGGGCACGGGCCAGACGGTAACGGCGGGGGCTGCGGGTAACGAAACCTTCGCCAATCCCGTGGGCCCCCAGACGGACGCCATCGCGGTCCGGCTCGCGCCGGCTACCACCCCCTACATGGCAACCATCACCACGAGCGGTGTCGCGGCGACGGCCTCGACTGATTACCCGATCGCCTCCACCGATCCACCGCAGATCATTGGGGTGGGGCGTGGCCAGACCGTGAATATTTACTTCGGGGCCGCGGGCTCCGCGCAGATGGTGGAGCTCACACACTGATGGGCGGTACCACTGAACGCGCGGCCGCAATCCTGGATAGGGCTCACCGGACGACCTACCACGAACAGGACGGCAACATCGTCGTCAACACGTACCAGGACGTGGAACCGCATCTGGAATACGCCGCGAAGTGTCGCCGAGCCGAACGGGACGGCCGCGGCCATTTTGGCAAGCGCAGTGATTTTCATCACACCATGAGCGTGCCGTTCAACGTGTTCGCCATGGTCGCTCAGCGGCTTGGCATCCCACAAGGCCAAGCGCTCCAGCCGGAATACTCCAGGCGCATCATGAAGGAGTTGAAGACCAGCGAGTTCGCGGGGTTCCGGACGACCAATGACAAGCGGATCGGGTGATGCGTGACACTCAACATCGTCGATTACGCCTCTCTCTACACCGCCATCGGGAGCTTCACGCATAACGCCCAGATCTCCGGCGCCAATACCTACACGGATTATTTCATCCAGAAAGCGCTGGAACAGATCCCTCAGGACATCCCCGAGCAGAATTTCGGCAACTACATCCGTCTGATGGAAAACGCCTTTCCGGTGAGCAATATCACCGGCGGCACGTTGCCGGTTCCGACTGACTGGCTCGGGCCCAAAGAGCTGAGCATCAGCGACTTTGGCGGCAATACCTTCGACCTGATTCTGAAATCCCCCGGGTGGATCAAGGATATCTATCCGCAGCGCGTCCCCAATGGTATGCCGTCCTACATCGCCCGCGATGTCATGGCGCCGGCATCCTTCACCGCTTCCCTTACGAGTGCTGGCGTACTGAACGTTACCGCACTTGCGAGCGGCATCCTGCAAACCGGGATGGTGCTGACCGACACGACCAACGCTCTGCCCGCCGCAGTTCCTGGTTCGGCAATGATCGTCACGGGATTCACGAGCGGAATAAGCGGCGGAGTTGGCCAGTACACCGCGGCTTCCATCAACCCCTTGAGTCCCGCGTATACCGTCAATTCCGAAGTCATGACCGGCGGCGGAAACCTCTTCATCTTCGGGCCGTATCCTGATGGCAATTACCAGGTCGCCGGCACGTACTACCAAAAGATCCCGTCTCTGAATGCCTCGAGCACAACCAACTGGGTGGTGTTGAACGCGCCCATGATGCTTCTGGAAGCCTGCATGGTTCAGGCGGCGTTATTTCTCGAGGACGATCAGATGCTAGGTCGCTGGAACGGTCGATACGACAAGAGCCTGAAGGCGCTGGTCGATCAGGATAAAGCTGAGCGTTGGGGCCAGGCCACCATGCAGGTGGAGACGGCGTGATCAGCATCCAATACGGCCAATGGAGTCCGGACACGGCCAACGTGGCCTTCCAGATGCCTGACCAACAGGGGCCTGTCACGGTTCCTGTTGCCGACTGCCTGAACGTCTATTTCCAGGATGGCGCGTATCGGGTCCTGCCGTCCCTTTCTTCGATCGGACCGGCGCTGGGCTATCAGTCCTTGAATGCATTCACGTGGTACGACCAGGTGTCTCAGAAGGAGACTGTGTTCGCCGCTGGCGCCAACTCCATATCGCAGTTGATCGACGGAAGTTGGAACTCCGTGCCGATCAGCGCGGGCGCACAGCTTCTGAACACGACGCTCACTGCGGGAGTTTCGGGCAGCAACACCGGATATTCTGCCGGCTCGTATGGTTCCCTGGGGCAGACCACTGACATCAATAACAATACAGTCGGGGTGATCAGCCAGAACACGACGTCTGGATCGGCGCCGGTCTTTACTGTCACGCTCGATACGGCCAATCTCGGGGCGAACTACTTCGCGTCGATCTCTTTCCCCGGCTTGAATCTTTCGCTGCCATCGTCCTCGGCGACGTATTCAAGCACCAACAGCTCCACGCTGTTATCCGCCACCATGGCAGTGGGGCAGTCCGGTGATTACACCGGATTTCAGGCCTCTCCCTTGGGGCCTGTCATCGGAACGCTTTCACCCACCACGGATACGAATGGCAATCAGGTCATTGGCATCGCCGCCTTTGCGACTACGTTGCCGCGCCCTCAGTATTCATTCGTGCTCACCATCGATACGGCGGGGCTGGGTGCATCTTACTTCAATAACCTGCAAATCATTCCTCAGGGCAGCACCAGCGGTACGACGTTACTGGCATCGACGGCGACGTACGCCAGTGGAAGCGGCCAATCGAGCTGGACATGGACTACCGGCGCGCCCATTACGTACGGCGGCGTGTATTCCGTGCTGTTGGTCAAGGCGACAGGCTCCCCCACATCGACATGGACATGGAGTGGCACGAATGTCCCGATGATCTCAGGAGTCGGCTACAACGTCGTTCTGACGGCTCCGGCGGCTTCCGCGGAAAACGCCACGTTCTGGAGCTTTGCGGCGATGGGGCCGTATCTGGCGGCAATCCCGTACACGCAATCGGGCCAGATTACCGGCCCCTACCTCTGGAGCAATCAGGGGGGCGGAAACAATAACTTCTCCCGGCCCCAAGGCGCTCCAGGTTGCAGAGTGGGCGCCATCGTCAGTCAGTTTCTGATGTTGGGAGACCTCTATCAACAGCAATCCCAGCTCCTGTTCACAGGAAACGGCACGCAGAGCAGTTATTCGGGCACTCTCACGGGTCCGATGTTGGCAAACGGCACTATTTCCGACCAACAGGCACTCCTGGCCGGTGTCTTCAGTAATGGGACCATTGCCACGGGCGGTTTGCTGAGTCAGGGAACCATCAACTACCTGACGGGCGCGCTCAATCTTGAGTTTTCCTCGGCCGTCCCTAACGGGGACCAGGTTTGGGCCGCTTATACGCAGGCTGCTCCCTATCGCGTCCAGTGGAGCGGTATCGGCAACGTCACCAACTGGCCCACTCCACTGACGAATGCGGCCCTGGCTGTCCAATCGGGATACAACGATCTTCCAGCTACGCTGGGTCCGGTCAAGTTCATCGCTGGCTATCCTTTGTACGGAGTCATATTCCAAGCGACCGGCATCACGCGCGCGAGTTACATCGGTGGAAATGTCGTCTTCTCGTGGCAGACCTACGAATGGAAGCGGGGACTGGTCGCTCACGGCGCAGCCGTTCAGGTCGGGGCTAACACCTACTTCCTGGCGGACGACGGCTTCTATTACACGGACGGAGCAAGCGTTTACCCGATTGGCACCGCATCTGACAATTCGGCCGGAATCGACAACTGGTTCTGGGCGAACGTCAATCAGAGCGCGCTGGAGGCCATCAGGGCTGGATATGACGCCGAGAAGCGGTGTGTCATCTTCGCGATCTGCACCGGCTCCAATACCCTCCCTGACACTCTGTTGACCTACAACGTGCTGTCGGGGAAATGGACTCGCGCCCAAGTCGCAGTCGAGTCCTTATGGACAGCCGACAACGGCACTGACGGCACGCAGGGAATCCGGCAACTGCTCGGCCTGTTTGATCAGACGCATACGCCGAACGAGCTCACCGGATCAGGTCTCACTGGCTATTTGGAGTCAGCCGATCTTGCCTTCAGCGACGGATTCACGCGCTTCACCCCGCAAGTGCGCCCGAATATTGCCTGTATGGATATGCCACTCGCGGTCGTCGGCATACGCAACAGCCTTGAGTCGTCGATTACCTATTCACCGGCCGGAACTCCCGACACCTTCAGCGCCGGGTTTGCGCCGACGCTCAATAACAAAGGACTCTATACCCGGATACGGATCATCTCGGCGACTGCGACCGCCATTAACGGAGCGACCGCCAAAATGCGTCCGGGAGGGCCGCTGTGATCCTGGTGCAGCCCGAGCAAGTCGCGAATGTCTGGCCGCTGGTGAGCGCGTGGATAGAGTCCGCTCTCCAATACGGTACTGGGGATGAGAATGCTCTGGATATCCTGGTCGCGGTCGCGCGTGGTCACTACCTCCTGTTTCACGAGCCCGGAAAGTTCGCGATCGTCGCGCAGATACAGCCCTTCCCCCGGCAGAAGGTCATCACGGTAGTGGCCTGTGGTGGGGGTGATCTGGAAGCGATCCGCAAAGGGATTGACGAGTTTACCCCTTGGTGCAAGACCCACGGCATCACTGCAGTGCGTGTCTGGGGCCGAGATGGCTGGCAGAAAGCCTTAGGCATGGCCCGCAAGGGCGCCATTTTGCAACTGGAGCTGTGATGTCAGGCGGCACGAACACCCAAACGCAGACGTTACCAAACTGGTTGCAGCCTTATCTGACGACCGAACTCGCCTCGGCTTCCGACATCACGCCAGGACTTTCCTCGACGAGCGCTTCAAGTCTCGTGGCGCCTATGAATTCCGGCGAGCAGCAGGGACTAGCCTCCATGCAAAACGCCGCAGGCACGGGGCAGGCCGATGCGAATAGCGCTGCTGCCGCGAATCAGTTTGAGACCTCTGGAGCGTTGCTCAATCCTGCGAGCAATCCCTACCTGCAGAATACCTACAACCTGGCCGCAGGGTCCGTGCAGAACTCTATTGATTCGCAGTTTGCTGGGGCGGGCTCAAACGTAATCAACTCGCTGCCTGTTCAGCAAAACCAACTCAATAATTTGGCGACGCAGCTCTACGGCGGCCAGTATGACACAGGCCTGCAGACGATGACCCAGGCTGCCGCCCAGTCGCCAATGATTCAAAGTGGTCTTTACACGCCGGGCCAGGAAACCTATCAGGCCGGCAGCACCGAGCAGCAGCAGGCACAGAACGTGATCAGCGCGCCTTACAACGCCCTGTCTTGGTACTCGGGGTTACTGGGGCTCAACGGCTCATCGCTCGGGGGATCTTCGACTTCCAATAATGGAGCGGCTGCAACTCAGGACGCTGGACTGGGCCTGGCAGCGGCAGGCACTGCGGCAGAAATCGCGGCGATGTACTGATGCTGATACCAAATCTCATCTTCCTGTATCACGTGATCGTTGCCAGCGAACCGCTGTTGCGCGAGGCGATTGCTCGCACTTCCGATCCGGCACTCACCGCGTATTTCGCTGCTCACCTGGTCGAAGAGTTGGATCATGCGGAATGGTTGGCAGAAGACCTCGCGTTGGTTGGAATCGATGTCAAGCGAACCCAGGCGCCACTGGTTGCCGTGCAGATGGCTGGCAGCATGTATTACCTGATTTTTCACGCCCACCCATGCGCGCTTCTCGGTTACATGCGGGTGTTGGAGAGTTGGCCCATGGACCGTGAACGGCTCGCGAAACAGGCGCAAGGTTATCCCAAAGATGTTTTGCGCACGGTCAATCACCACATCGACCACGACCCGGGCCATTTGAAAGACATTCTTGCCGCGATTGACAAGGTGCCGGAGCACAAGCAGCTAATCGATGACGTATCAGCGATGACCCGTAATTACTTACAGCAGGCTGCGCGTTCTATCGCGCAGTTCGCAGGAGAAGTCTGATGGCAAGCGGCGGAACCATGGGCAACACCGGGCAAACCCAGAACGCGACGGCGCAGGCATTGCAGAATTACCCGATCGTCCCGAATTCGGCCGGAGGCGCGCAGTCTTCTGCCGCCGGTGCCAATCCTCAGGCCCAGTCCCTGAGCCAACTCCAGACGGCCCTGCAGAGATTGGGCGGCAATGGAACTCCGGGAGGTCCGGCGCGCAGCCCCGCGGGCCAGACGGCGGCGTTGGGCCAAATGGCAATGCAGGCCGGGCAGCAACAGCAGATGCCTCGCCAGATCATGCCGCAGAATCGGCCGATGGGCGCTCCTCAGGGGATGCAGTCCCCGCAAGCTCCACAGTTGGTCGGAGGGATGCCCCAACAAGGCGGCATGACCGTCCAGCAACTGAATCAGATGTTGGCCCAGCGTAACGGCCTCATGGGCTGAAAATGACCTCGACCTCTTCACCGACGACCGACGACAGCAGCGCGCAGAGCACTTCGAGCAGCTCGGGTGGCCTGATGGGCACGCTTGGGAGCCTGGCGAAGCTTGCCGATCCGCAATTGTTGATCAGCCTGGGCGCGGGCTTGATGTCGGGCGCTCGGTACGGATCTAATGCTGGCGAAGGACTGATGCAAGGATTGCAGATGTACCATTCGCAAAAGACGAACGACCTGCAGAATCAGGTCCAGCGTCAGCAGCTTCAGCAAGGCCAGTTAGGTCTGCAGCGTCAGCAGATGATGATGAACGCCGCCCAACAACAACTTCAGGGTGGACAGGGCGCTCAGCCTCCACCGCCCCCTGGAGCTGGTCTCATGGGGAGCGCTCCGGCTGGTCAACAGCCGTTCCTTCCGGGCATTTCGCAGATGCCTCAGAGCGGCGCGCCGGGGACTCAAACGCCTCCGCAACAACCGCAAGGGTTGCCGCAGAGTCTGCAGCCACCCTCCATGGATCAGATCTACGGGACGACTTACCCAGGCGGCATGAGTCCGGGCTATATGCGTGCAATGGCGATGTTCAGCCAAGATCCCGCGGCAGCGCTGCTCAAGGCGCGCGACGATCAATTGAAGTTGGCGCAGCAGAATTACGCACCGACCATTGCCAAACTCGATGATCTGATCAAGTCAGATACGCCTTCGAAATACATGAAAGCGGATTCGGACCTCATGGGCGCGTGGCCACAAATGGCTGCCGCCCTCGGTATGGACCCGGCCAAGGATTACAACGACCAGAACGTGCGCTTGGCGCTCACTCACGTGCGCAATCAGATGGCGTCGAGCTTGCAGGAATCCACCGTAGCCCCGGCAGATCAATGGCGCACCCGGCAGGGCGCGCTGGGTTCGGAGATTCAGACCAATCCGGTAACGGGCGAAGAGAAAGAGGTGGTCAAGCCGCAGCCGTTGACAGACGCGCTAATTAACGGGCAACCGACCAAAGTCAGGGCCTCCGCGGCGGAAGGCAACACTCCCTACAACACGGTCACCTACGGTACTGCTCAGATGCAGGACCCGAGGATGAGCGCCCTGGACTCCGCATTGACGACCGCAGGAGTGAGCATTCCTGGGGGCCAGAATGGACAGCAGCGCATTGCGAGGCTGCAAAGCCTGTTGGCCAACAATCCAGGCGTGGCCCCGCAGGATATCGCCAATGGGGTTCGGACCGGTCAGCTTGACTTCAGTGGCGCCAAGCGCACGACAGGGCAGTTGTCGATGCTGGCAGGAGCGGCAAATGTGCAATCTCTCAAGATCGAAAAGGATCTGGGAAGCCTGGGGCCGATCATTCAGACATTGCCCGGGGGCCCCGCTCAACTCTCTCAGTGGATGACCAACCTGCAGAAGAATTGGAGTTGGGGTGGCGACAAGAATTCCACCGAAGCGGTGGGCTACGTGAAGGAGCTGGCGGGCGAATACGCGAAGATCGTCAGCGGCTCAACGGGCCAGGCGGCTCCGGCCGAAGGGGAGATGAAAGATGCTCTGGGGCTGATGCAGTCCGCGTTGACGAAAAACGGCTATCAGGGTCTGCATGACTTCCTGCTGCAGACTTCGCAGAACCGTCGTGACGCGGTCCGCGAAGGATTGCAGTCGGCAGCGGCTCCTGGCGCGAGCACCGGTGGCGCAGTGCCCAAATTGAGCCCGGGGCAATCCCATAGCGTCGGTGGCTTCACGGTTACCCGGGTGAACTGATGGCCACCTATCAAGTCCAGGGGCCTGACGGGTCGACCTATCGGATCGACGGTCCCGACAACGCCGATCCGTCTGACGTGATTGCCCAGGTGACTGGGCACAAGCAGGCACATTCGTTTGATGCACTTCCTGGAGGGGCGGTCGCACCTACCGGATCGGCGGCGGCCAAGGCAGCACAGAGCCCGCTCAGTCAAAGCGACACGCAGAATTTCCTAGCAGGCGCCGGCAAAGCCACAATGGATCTCGGGCGTGGTGCTGGCCAGTGGCTGGGGTTGGAATCGCGACAGGATGTGGCGGACTCGCGCAAGCTTGACGCGCCGCTGATGAGTACGAAGGCGGGAAAGGCCGGCGATATCACTGGCACGGCCGTCGATCTATTGCCGCTCGCGCGCATTCCGGGTGCCGGGACTTTGGCAGGCGCCGCAGGCATTGGAGCTGGTACCGGACTGTTGATGCCCTCGACGAGTACGGGGGAAACCGCTGCCAACGCTGGATTGGGAGCCGTCGCGAGCCCTCTGGGCGTGTTGGCTGGACGGGGAATGGGCGCTCTCTATCAAGGCGCGAAAGCAGCTATCGCTCCTTTCTTGAAGGGAGGTTCCCAAGATATTGCTGGCCGCACGCTGCAGTCGTTCGCCGGCGGCCCTCAAGCTGCTTCCCAGGCAGCGAGCGAACTCTCTGCTACACCAGCCACTCTACCGGGCGTAAAGCCGTCCTTGGGCGAACTCACGAGCAACGGCGGCCTGGCGCAGCTCGAGCGTTCAGTGCGGAACAATCCCGAAACTACGGCAGCGATGACGGCTCGCGACCAATCCAATCGCGCCGCCATGACAGACGCATTGGATCAGCTCGCCGGCACTCCAGCGCAGCGGGCCACGAATGTTGGGCTGCGAGCGGACTTCAGCAAACCATATTACGAGCAGGCCGGCCAAACCACGGTGCCGGCCGATGCGCAATTGGGAAAGATTCTGGCCCGTCCGTCCATGCAGAAGGCTTGGGCCCGCGCAAGCGAACTGGCGCAGGAGCAGGGTGTCAGTCTGCGCGAGCCAAGCGCCAATGATATTGACGGCCAGACGCTGCAGTACCTGCGGATGGGACTCTCGGACCTTGCCGATGCCGGTCCCGCTCAGGGAATGGGGAAATTTGAGGCCAATGCCGTCAAAGGCACTCTATCGGACCTGAATGGGTGGATTGGTCAGAAGGTGCCTGCACTTCAACAGGCTGATCGGATGTTTGCCTGGGGTTCACGCCCGATCAATCAGGCCGATATCGCGGGTCAATTGCGCGACAAGCTGGTCCCGGCCTTGGGCGACTTCGGATCGGTCCCTCGACTGAACGCAAATTCATATGCCAATGCATTGCGCAATGGCGATGATCTGGCCGCGAACGTAAGCGGTCGAAGCAACGCCACCCTGGAGGGATCGCTCAACCCTCAACAAATGACCACGCTTCGGCAAATCGGCGAGCAGTTGGCCAGGCGAGCCAACGCTGCAGATCTGGGCCGCGCCGCGGGCTCTAACACCGCGCAGAATCTCGCCGGCCAGAACCTTCTCAGGCAATTCCTAGGACCCTTGGGCCTCCCGGAATCGACTCTTGGCCGCGCGACTCAGGGAGTCCTGGGTCAGAGCCTCATGCGCCCATATGGGGTAGTGGCGAAGGCAGCAGAGCCGGACATTCTGCAACAGCTTTCGCGAGCATCATTGGACCCTCAATACGCTGCTCAACTTCTGAGTAGAGCGCCAAACTCCCGCGCCGCTCAACTTCTGTGGCAGCGCCAGGGCCTGCTCGGTCCACTGGCCAATACCGCCGCGGGAGGTCTCTTGGGGTCAGGAAATGCGGCGCAGTAAAAATCGCTTCAACTTGCTGTCTTTCATGTGCCTTTCGAGCAGCCGAGCGAGCATGGCGATGGGAACAAAAATCGCGAGTGCGATCAGCGGTTTTAACAATAACGCCCAGAAGAATGTTGGCATAGGCGCCGAGCTTAGCATATGAGCACGCCTAATCCTTTCTCCCAAGGCGCTGCGAACCAGATCGCCAACGCGCTTCAGGCACAGAGCCTGCAAAACGGTTTCACGCAGTCGATCTTCAATGCGTGGCTCGCCGGCATCGATTCACTCAAGCAGACCACCGCCGAAATCGCCGCCGGGGTGACGCCGGTTAATTATGCGTATGCGCCCTACAATGCGTGGCGCTACGGCGCAGACCCCACAGGTAATACTGATAGCACCGCCGCACTCAATCTGTGGCTACAGGTCGTGCAGACGGTGACGAGTTCCTCGTACGCCGGGCAGGCGTTTCAAGGCGGCTATCTACCCGGAGGGGTCTACCTTATCTCCGGTCCGCTACTGCCGATCACGACCAGCAAGGTTCGCATCTACGGAGATGGTTCGGATGTATCGCGCATTGTTGTCAATGGAGTGGCTAGCTCATTCATTGTTCTGCAGATTGGCAATACACTTCCCACCTCGACGGTCATAGACAACATCCAGGTCGAAGGCATCGGGATACTGCGCAACAGTGGCTCTGCCGGCATGACACTCATGGCGGTCTACAACACGCAGTATAGCCATTATCGCGACCTGACTTTGTATGACAATACGGGCGTAACCGGAGGATGCTCGCTGGATTACAGAGGACATGAGAACAACACTTTTGAGAATCTGTGGCTGACAAACATTCAGCCAATCATCATGGGTAATCCGTCCGGGACTGCCGATGATGGCTGCGATCACACGGCCTGGATCGGACTGGAGATGCAGAGCAACTCCAACACGCAGCCTCTGATCTCAGTAATCGGCGTCGGTACCTCGATCAGCAATCAGACTTTTATAGGAAATCAGGTCTGGCTAGGCGGGAATTATGGCTTTTACTGGAATGATACGAGCGCAGGGACTGGGACTGGCGTGGGTGGAAACCTTGAATTCAACAATATCCGCCGGGAGCAAACCAGCGGCACGTCGGCTAACCAAACTATCTATATCAATGTAGCGACCAGCAATTCTGTATCTAATGTCTCTGTCAGAGACTCCACTTTCGGGCTGCCCACTACTCTATCAGGAGGTCTGTACTTCAGCGGCGTTAACTGGGTGACGTTGGAAAATGTCAATCTATCTGTCGGCGGCGTTGGCGTTACGATGATTGGCCGCGCCGGACAGTCATCAACTCAACTGGTCACGATAAACTGCAATCTTGATCCGACCGCCACCGTACTGACAAACATGGAACAGGTGTTCGGTTCGAATGATGCGATCCTTGGACTGGATGGCAGCACGCCTTATCAGCCGCAGACTTGCGTCTACCAATACACTGATGCCAACAATCAGACCGTCCGGGGAATGCGCATTTACGAGGCGCGCAAGTGGAGCGGCTCCCGTCAAGCGGTAGCTGCGAGCGGTGGGATTTTCATCATTCCGGGGAGCGCCACGAGTGTAGCGATGGTCACCGTGGTCGCTTACAGCAGCGGCGTGCTCGACCGGGGAGACTTCGCCTGCGCCGGTGAAACAGTTGTGATGAGCAATGGCACTGCGAACATGGCTGCCGCGATCACTTCGGGCAAGATTTCTGTGACTTGGGCGAGCGGCAGTAGTAGCTATGTGGTCACCAACGACGCTACCGCAGCAAAGAACATCAATGTCAGCGTGGAATGGATGTAAGCATGTGGAAATACCAGATTCGTGGGCTGAATGCGGGGTTGTGGTGGTGGGCGCCATCGTCGGATGGCTTGTGCGCCTGGAGTCACGCTTGAACGCGCGGCCCACGCGTCGGGAGCAGGAAGCCATCGCGGCGAAAGTTGCTGATGAGGTCAACCGGCAGTTCACTGAAATCAAGGGCATGCTCGAAAAACAGAACGAGGCTTCGGCGCTCAACCGGCAGTTGGTCTCAGATTCGCTCGCCGAGATCCGCACTAAGGTCGCGGTATTGCGGGATCGCGCAGGGGATGATCCGTTAGGTGATACCGGCGCGCATCGGAGAAGGCTATGACACGCGGTGAAACAAACTCGAATCCGGGCAATATCCGCCACGTTAAGGGTGTGGCCTGGGTTGGCCAGAGCATCGTGCAGGCAGATGATGCCTTCGTGCAGTTCACGAGTCCCGTCTATGGCATCCGTGCTATCGCCCGCATTCTGAAGAGTTACGACCGTGAAGGTATCCACACATTGACCGAGGCGATCGACCGCTGGGCCCCCCCGAACGAGAACAACTCTGCGTCCTACGTGAGCGACGTATGCCAGCGTTGCGGTGTGAATCCTGATTCGCCCGTCGTCTTAAGCGCGATGTTGCCCGAACTCGTGAAGGCGATCATCTGGCATGAGAACGGTGAGTGCATCTACACCGATGAGCAGATTAATCAGGGGATCACACTATCATGACGTTTTGGGAATGGTTCCAATCCAAGGGAGACGATGCGTTTGTGTTCCTCGCCGGAGCGGCCGTCGTCCTGCAGCAGGATCCCGATATTCCGAAGTGGATACTACATTACATCGTTGATTTCGGCCTGATCGCAGGCCTCGCCCATAAAGTTTTCTTCCCTACGAGCGCCCAGCCGGGCGCAGGAGCAAGCCAATGAGTTTATCTCTAATTCCCGTCGAACAACTCGCCGCTGAGTTTCTGACCGCAGCTGCTATCAGCGTTGGAGCATCAACTCCGGCCGTCAAGTACCAGCGGGCGCAAGCGGCCTTGAGCGTCGCGAGCGTCTTTCAGCAGGCAGGGCAGGGCAATATCGCAGCGGCCTCCCAAGCGCTTACGACGCTCGCCAGCGGGATTTCGGACCCGGGGCTGGCAACCGCCGTGCAGGGGTTGATCTCCGTGGGCCAGCCTTTCCTGAGCGCTGAGGGAGCGGCCCTGGCTGCGACTCCGTTGTTGGGAATCACGGTTGAGGGAGCGCTCACCAACGTGGCGGCCGGCATGACAGCAGTCGCGTCCAAATATCCGGCCCCAGCTGCCACATGACCGTCGCGACCCTTCAGTTTGTCCTCGGACAAGGATTGTCCTCGAGGGTAATTGCATATTGGGGCCAGGCGTATGGCGGCTTCTCCCACGTGGATGCGATGATCCCCACAGGCGACTCGTACGAGCTCTACGGCGAGCGGTCTGACCGGGTAGGTGGCAAGCCTCCCGGCCTGTACCCGCGGCCACCGGAATACGAATCCTGGGTGAGGGTAGAGCGGGTCAAGATCCCCATGACCTCTGTCCAGTACGACGCCTGGGTGCGTTGGTACCGTCGCAACGTCGGTCGACCCTACGATATCGGCACCATCTGGGGCGATATCTTCGGCCGCGCAGACCACGAGCCGGGACGCTATATCTGCTCTGCGGCAGCGTACGAGGCGTTGCATGCCTGCGGGAAAGCCCATCAGGCGCCGTACCACCCGAGTCAGATCACGCCCAATGCGCTGGCCCTGATGGTGTCGGCGGGGCTCGGGGGAGCAGCCTCAATGCTGGCTGCACCGACGCGGTTTTGAGTTATCAGCGTTTCTTTTGCTTCGTACAGGAGCATTTCTTGAGCGGTTTCGTACACTGCGGACATAGCCCGATGCGTATTCGATATTGCTCTAGCGTCTCGCCAGGGAGAACTTCAGGATATTGGGAAGCGCTCACTGTGGTTCCGCAGTTATTACACGCTCGATGTCGTCCTTCCAACTCTCTGGGCACCACGCCTTACCCCCAATAATGCGTAAAATCATGCGCAACCCCTCGACTTCGGTCGCTTCGGCGGACGCCGCTTTCTGAAGTTGCTCGATGTCATGGCGCTGTCGTTCGATCTCGTCTGCGGCCTCAGTCATCAAAGTTAGAGCGGTATCCCTGGGATAAAGATCGGTGCTCGATCGATATCTGAGACGTGTAACGAGGTCCATCACTTCTCCTGCTGGGACTGTGACCGATGAATCACCCAGCAAGCTCCGTGGTTTCTTCTTTCCGATTGCCGACCACATCTCGTCAATCAGGCTTGCCTCCAATGGGAACACGGGCTCCCACTCAAGAGCTCGGTCGATGAGGTCTTTCAGTTGGTCTCGGTGGCAAAACACACATTCCTCCGGCCCTTTCACCCGCATCAGGTGTTTGCAGGTGTAGACACTGCCGTCCCCAACGATGCCAGGGCTCATGATTTTTCCTCAAACAGATCGGCAACAACCTTCCCGCTTCGCCGCGTCCGATAGGCTGTCTCGCCGTGATGTTCAATGTCGTATCGGAGATGGCATCGCTGGCAGAGCGCTTTCAGATTTGTGAGCTCGCAGTTCCGCGGATCGTGATCCAGGTGGGCGCAAGTTAGTACAATGACAAACCAGCGGTTACCCTCATCATCCTTCCCATCTGAGCACGTATTGCTCGCGTCGGCGAATTCCTTGGCCTCACGGTAGGTGATCGGATTCAAGGAGGGCCATTGCAGCCCCTCGCCAGCGCAGTCGCATGGGCCGCTTCCAGAGAGCCTACGGAACTGGCCTTCAGCGTCGCGATAGCCCACTGAGTAGTTGCGCACGCCGCAGCTTTCGCAGTGATGCTTTGCCCGCTCCCGGACCTGGCGGCTGATCTCGCGCCAGTTCGGAGGGTAGAGCGCCTTGTTTTCAGACTTGATCGGCATCGGTAGAACCGGACGTGGGGTCAGAGCCCCTATGTATCGAAACACCTACATCGTGTTGCGCCGGAAGCTCCATTAGCAGGCTGACGGCTTTCCGCGCCGCCTGGAGAACCTTCTCGGGAGTGTCGCTGGCAATCTCAATCACCAAGACCGTCTCATGGTAATCGCCAACCCCGCGGATGTGGCTCAGTTCTATATCAGCCATTTGTACGCTCCGTCACGGTTACTTGTTGCTGTTTCGGACATGGCTTGTCAGGCGGGTGATATATGTCCCAGTTCGGATCGCTACAGAGCTTGCACGGCTCCTTCATTCCCATAGCCGCGAAGAGCTTTTTCAAGTCGGCGTGAGTCCCGTGATCGGACTTTCGCTTCTTCGGCGAATAGGGTACAAATGCCGGACAAGCACAGTGGCGGCAATAGTCATCCGGCACCGCGCCCTTGGTGTGTTGCGCGTAGCTGTGCCGACAGCGTTTGCACAGGTCATCGGGGTGTCGTTCAGCCTGCAACGACGTGGAGGACTGTATGATGCGGGTGGCCAATCCCGCCTGCCGCCTCCGGACTGCCATTTTACTGGCCACCCTTAACCGATGATGCGCTGTCCGGTAAGTTTGGCTCAAATGTCACGGCCGCGAAATCAGGATCGCAGCCGAGCATACCTTGAAACAACTGGACCATCGCGGCGACGGCTTCTGGTGACAATGCGAGCCGAGTCACGCCGCCGTTCTTGCCGACGAATCTCCAGTAGGTGGAACCGTTATGGATGCCTCCCCATACGGACGCGCCGCTCGACAGTTGAATAATGCGCCCTTCAATCGTGTCAGTCGTAGGCGGTATCCCTTCGCTCTCAGAAGGGGATGTGGTCGAATCTGTCATCATGTCTCCCGAATCGTTTTCCGCAATCGTTGCATTTCCACCAACAGCGCCAACTCCAGAGCCATTCACGCACCGATCGACCAGCGACGAATATGCGAACCCTGAGCCACTCTCGGAACCCTGTGTTGCCGTCTACCTGCGCTTCGCACCGCCGACAGTAGGCCACGCCGTAGTAGTACGAGGCTTCCTCTTCCAGGCTGTGGCCCCACCAGCGGCACAGACGGGACGGCTTATTCACCCGCTGTTCCATTGTCTTGCGCTGTCTTGTTTCGGTCCGTAGCCATGCAGGAAGCCGCTCCAGCCACAGCGGCATCCCCCATAGGGAAGCGTTAGCAGTTCCTCGCTGCCGCACCACGGGCAACATTCAACGTCAGGGACGTTCTGTTCCATTGTCTTGTGCTCTCGGGACGATTTCGATAGCGGCCAACAGCATCGTCTCAGTGTGATGCCAGCCGACGCTCCCCATCGACCAGGCCGCGGTCGCGTTGATGAATCCGCAGAACCACTGTGCGCGCTCAAGCAGCGGCATGCAGTCCACGTGGTCTCGCATGCTGTCGAGTAGCTGAATCGCGGCATCTGCGCCTTGGTCAACGGGGGCTTTCATGACGCACTAACATCACGTCGTCGCGGGACGAGCGGCTGATTGAAGATCTTCCCGAGTCTATCAATGAATCGTCCCAGCATCTCAGGCGCCAGGTCGAACGCGGCCGCGCATAGATTCGCGACCGGAATCACGCTGACCAGTCCGCGCCCGATCAAGGTCCCGATAGTGTCAGTTGGGTAGTAAGCGCCGCCGGTATCGCGGGATTTCAGATCCTGCCTGACATTCCGCCAGGTTCGAACTATGTACCCTACGCAGCAGATCCCGAGCGGAAACCAGTACAGGCCGATGGCAATCCACACGTTCGCCCAATAGTGAAGTATCCAGTCTTTCAAGTTTGTTCTCCGGAGGATGTAGGGGATGAGCCTGGCACCAGGCCGCGGTCCCGGCACGCCTTGATGGCATTGCCCCATGCACTGCGACGCTCTCCGATTGGACTCACCAGCTCGAAGCCGTCAACGCGCCAGCCCTTCTTGAGCAGCTCGGCGACTTCCTTCCATTTCTGGATGCGGGGCTCGTTCATGGCGTTGTGCCTGGTGTTGTGGAAACATGTGGCAGGCCAGTGACGGCATTCCACCGAAGGCCGTGGCCGGGACATGTCAGAATGTCGCCATCTCGAATCATCGCTTCGACTGGAATTCCACGATGGGGACAGGCGCCGTTGACCAGCTTCGCACATGCGTATTTGGCCGACAGTTTTGGAAGCCACCGATTCTCGACTGCCTTCGTGGGGAAGGGCGGTAGTTCACGTTTGCACTTCATGCGCTTCAGCACCGGACCTTCGGCGATTCCCTTGTTGCCGTGAGCGTCAGGACACTGGATTGGCGAGGCATAAACAAATGAAGGGCCGCGGACGCTTGCAATCCAGTCGAACACCCGGTGAGACACGAACCGCCAGTCAAGGTGGTAGTGCTGCCACGGGAAGTTGATGAGTTCGGCGTCCTCGTGCTTCGGGCCGATCACGGGCAGCCAAATATAGCGGTAGCCATGCCAGTTGATTGCCAGCACTGCAGATACCCGGTAATAGTTTCCAACGATCATTTCTGCTCACCGCTGTGCTGTTCAGCGGAGCTAACGCACGGGCCCTCGTGTTCTTTGTGGCACAGACGGCACCACAACACGGCTGCTATCCATCCCTCGCGCAGCAGCCAACGCAGGCCCATTGACCAAGCGGGGCTCGGATCTTCTGGGTCAGTCGAGATGCGGGATTTACGCCATGTGGACTGTCGCCGCGCCTCGAACCATTCCTCGAATGCCGCTTCCATGTCAGTTTTGTACGTCATGGCTTGCCCACAGTGCGGCGTCGCATAATGAATTGCGCCACGCGAGCCACCAGTAGCAGCGCTACTCCGATCAGCATCACGCAGAGCGCCACCACCTGCATGTGACTGTAAAATTCCAACTGCCCCACCAAGCATTGAGTATCGTTAGGATCGCACGTCATGGCTTAGTCTCCTTGCCCTGAGCGCTTGCCCTCAGCGTTGTTTTCACGAGCCCACTGTGCTGCAACGAGTGACAGGGCAAACCATCCGTAGGGCTCATGCGCATCGATCAAGATACGCAGGCGCCGCGCGCACTCCCGAATTTCTGACTGCTTTGATGGATCGAGTTTGGCCAACTGTTCCTCGATATCGTCGGCGAGCATGAGATGGTATTGATTCATTTGTTCACTGACTCGCTCACAGTGACTATCGAGTATCGCGGTGGCAGGTTGCGGCGTTCGCCATTCCACATCCGGCCAGTCTCTTCATGTTGAGCATCCACGCGCTCGCGCAGAAACTCCTGCCGGCGCCGACGATCTGCCAGGAACTGCTCGTAATTCATTCGAGCGAGCGTCGCATGTGGCTCGCAGACCAGGTAGCTTTCATCGTCTCCGCGGAATATCGAGAGTTGCATGTCGACAATGTGGGTAGCCGACCGTTCACAGCACTCGCAGCCTTTCTGCTTGCCGCGATAGGCCACGCGGCCGGTGTAATAGGGATATTCGCGGTTGCTCATCGAGGCGCTGTCCCGTTCAGAGCGCTTTTATTCAACGCGACCGCGGCCCAGCCGAGGGTCACAATCAACACTGGCAGGAGAGGAACCGATGCGACGGCGGCGATAAATCCTGCCGACGGGCCGAACACGGCGTTGTATCCCCACCAGGCGGCGCAGAATAGCCACACGCAGATAAGCGCGCCGAGGGCGCATACGATGGCGAAGATTCGTTTCAAGATCATTTGCCACTCTCCTTCTGTTGAAGTTTGCCCGCTTCGAACATCGCTTGCCCGTAGGCGCGGGCGGCTTCGGCGGGTAGATTCTTGCAATCTCCCTCATGTCCTGATGGTAACTGACATCCTCGGTACCATTCGGAGTTGACCATTACAGGATTGCCGCAAAGAGGTGTTGAGGCTTTCTCAGCGGGCATATGCTCGGGCGCATGCTCTGACTTGTGAAATCCGCATATGAAGCACACCTCAGTGCCTTCGCGCGGGGAGTAGATATGGCCTGCGCGAAGCGGTGTCGGTTCCACGGTTTTCTCAGCGGGTCGGACAGCCGCCTCCAGACGCTCCTCCATGGCATGGAATGGGTTGCGAGCTTTCGGCGCGTCTCTGCGCACCCAACCAGGGTCAGCCATATCCTCTCGAGGGCCGGTCTGCTCCCAGATATTCGCATCGTCATCCATGACTGTGATATCCGCGTCGCTGACACACACGGTCACTAGATAGCGCTCGCAGGGACTCCAAAATCCCTGAACCCAATAGGGTGACTCTTGAGGCGGCTTCGGTTCCAACTGTGAGCCAAGGGTGACCCATTCGTGCTCCACGATGCTCCAGGCATCTTCGTCACCCGCTGCGGCCATCTCAGCGTCTTCGCGAGTAACTTTGAGTTTCTGGTCCTTGGTCCGGTCGCTCATGGCAGCCTCGGCAGGTCGTACTGGCGAACGGCAGCGATGTAACGTTTCAGGCGCTCATTTCGGCCGCACCATGCATTCGGTCCGTCTATCCCCCACAACGCGCGCCGGACTTCGTATGCAGCCGTATTGAGCGCCTGGAATCGCTGCCAACTATTCGATGTGCGGCCCGTGTTCCTGGCGTGATTGACTGCGAGGCGCGCGGCGTAACCATGCAGGCGCTTTTCCGATGGACGCAAATCACTCACAGCAGGCGGTTCATTAGGCTCCGGCTCGTAATTTTCCCAGCATTCCACCGAGCAAAACTCAACTGGCAACGTACCGCCGCCGCAACCACAGTCGATTCCGCTGCAGCAGATGTAGGGCTGACCGCTCCAAGTCGGAGTCGGCAGCGGCCTTTTGCAGGCAACACAGACTTTGTCGCGCCAGTGCACGTTGCTCTCGTCTTCGGTCCGGTGATCATTTGCCACGGAACAGCCTCCACGTCTCTGGAAACGCATGTTGGATGCAGCGGCCCACTGCCTCGGCGTACTGTCGGATCTCCCACTGGGCGTTCGGCGCCATGCGCAGTGTCAGGAATGCCAGCCAGTTGCGGAGGTTGGCCGATGCGCGCATGCGGCTGTAGTGGCCGACCGGCATGGTGATGCGCGCTAGCTCTTTTGGGACGCCGGCCGTTAGAGCTCGCTGGTAAATCGCCTCGGCGGCCGTGTAGAAGTCCAGCAACTCTCCGTGCCACTCCATCGCGGCTTGGCCGTTATAGTGGGTCGCCCCCGCAGCCTGTTTATTCGGCGCGGCGGCCTGACCACGCTCGCCAACGTTGGCGAAGTCGGGGACGTAGTACAACTCCGGCAGCGGCGTGTACCGAGCGCTCATCTCGTTGTACGACTGCGTGCGGTGCCGATGCCACTCGCGGAACACGAAGATCGGCGCTTGGACCTCGATCACCAAGCCGGCGAACTCGAATGGCGTGGCATGGTTGTTGTCGTGCAGGAACTTGAGCAGTTTATGATCGTCGCCCCAGCCCCGGAAATTGCCCTGAGTGGACTGGCGAGCCGCCTCAATGATCCCTACCTCGAAGTCGGTCGTGCCATCACGGCCCATGCCCCATGCTTCGATGTATTCCACATAGCCGTGATCAAGAACGTCGATCTTCAAGAGACTTCTCCAGATTGGTGATTTCGCGATCCAAGTACCAACGTGCTTTCTTCAGATCCTCAATCCGAACCCGGAACGTCGGAGGGCCTTTCTTCCCCGCCCGCAAGATGTACTTGACGGTATTGCCCAGGCAGAAACTGAGTTCCCACGCCTCGATGACCTTGATCACTTCGTAGGGGTTATCCGCCCCGCCGTAATGCGCAGGATGGTTCACCTGTTCAGTGGACGGCGGAGTATCAGCGGACATAATCGGTCTCCACGTTTATTTTTCTAACTCTGAATCCCAAGCGGCCCGCAAGCCTCTTGCCAGCGTTTGCCGCTCCAGTAGGCGAGCGAGCCGGCATGTAATTCGGCACGTCCACCTCGAAACCGCGGCCGCGCAAGTGAAATTTCCACCGCCCGTTAGGGGCGATGGGCTGAGGGGCTGCCCAGTTTGTAACTTCTATCGTCACCATCTGGGCCAACTTGTTACTCACGGAAATAACTCCTGCGCACGCGGGCGGCCTTGGCGATGCGGTTGTTGCCGCGGCCGGTGCCATCGCGGGGAATGCGGTCAGGCGGAGTTGAGTGCGCTCGGTGAGATTCGCCGCGGCGAGCTCGGCGCACCGTCGAGACGGAAATGCGCCACAGTTGAGCCAGGTAACTGTCGAGGTACCGCCCCGTGCGGGCGATGTGGACGCGCTCGGGTGTCAGCATGGGGCACCCGGGGCAGAGTTGTCTAATACTCCGTGAGAGACCGCTGGAAAATATGGTCCAAACTGCCAGAAATCAACGGCACAGTTTTGGACAACAACAGAGGAAAGCGTGTTTGGAGTCAGTACCTTAGGGTACTTTCCGAGCCTAATATAATAGTATTTACGCATTGCGCATGTGCCTGATTTCAATAGTTCTTTTTCTGGCTGTCTATTGGACTGCCCAATACTTCGCCGTAGCTCGGGCCCTCGACGAGGACCTCTTCGCGTCCTCTGAGATATCGCTGGGTCTGCTGCACCGTCGTATGCGCAAGCAGCTCGGTGGGGTTCTTGCCCTGCTGTTTCGCGGTGGTGGCGGCAACGGCCCTGAGGTCATGCAGGTGGGCGTTCTCCACCCCTGCGGCTTTACAGGCTGTTGTCCATTGCTCGCGGACAGTCTGGTAGGCCGGAACCTTCCCCTGGCGGTTGTGGATCAAGGTGAGCGCTGTCAGCGTGCCGTGGAGCGTCTTAGCGCGGTCTATCACTGCCCGCAATTCCGGGTTCCACTTCACTGTTCGTTTCGTCTCGGTCTTGTGATGTGAGAATCGGATGCCCTCGGGTAATAGGTCAGTGCGCCGGATTCTCAGCACCGCGGTAATCCGCTGACCGGTGAGGCGGCATAGATCCATGACGATCTGAAGCCGTGCACCGGCCTTGGCGTAGATCGCCCGATATTCGTCCGCAGAGATGAGCCGATCGCGTTTCTTTTCCTTGTGGCGGCGGATGCCCACAAAGGGATTGCTGTCTACGCCGGGGAGCTGCTCCTCGAGCGCGTAGTGAAAGACCTGTTTGCCGAACGACAGCACCTGGTTGGCGAGGTTGGGTGTCCTGCTCATCGACTTCTTGATTGCGGCCGCATGCTTCCCCCGCACCTGATCGGGAGCGAACTCGGCCAGCATCTTTTTGAGCTTCTTGGCGACGAGTTCATATTGCTCAATGGTGTTCTTCTTCAGGCGCCCGCGCATGGCTTCCAGCGCCTCATCGATCAGCGTATCCATGCCGCCACGGGGAGCCTCCATCACTTCCGCATAGGCCGCGAGAGCATCGGTCAGCGTCGTGCCGATGCGTTTCCACTTGCCCTTGCGGACGAGGTAATAGGCCCCGTGCTTGCGGTACACGCAGGCGGGTAGGTCACGGTCTTTTTTGCGGGGACGGTTCATTGCGGCAGCCTCAGTTGCGGCTCCCGGCGAGCCGGTGACGCATCCTGAGGGCCATAGGCGTGAATCCGCAACACGATGAGGGTGCCGTCAGGGCGTTCGCGGTATCTCACGCCGAGGAAGTCGAGCACCCGCTTTTGCCGCTTCGGAGTTGGCTTCAGGGTGAACTGTTCCAGTTCCTCGGGGGTGAGAATCACGCCGTCTCTCCGCTATGGCGAGCAACGTTTCCCGCACTTCCGGCGGATATTTGCCCAGCCGGCGCCTGACTCTGACCAGAAGCCACCAATCCCGCAGTGCTCTGAGCATAGGTCCCTCGTCTCGGCAGTATTTTTGATATCGGCCACGCCTTGCTGAGCCGCAGCCGATCCTGACAGCGCTCCCATAAAGCACGCTCGCTCCCATATACCGCAACGAACCGCTTGCGTCCGTCACTGACGGCAACCCGTTGCGGAGCATCAATCCAATCGCATCCATTCCAGTCACCCTGATGATGACCGCGACACAGGAAGATCGTGAACCAATGACCCATGCGAACACCGCCGGAGAGTATGTGGTGCAACTCCAGGGAGCTGATGTTAGGTACTTCCAGCACCGCGCACGCCACGCAGCCGAGTTTTCTCAATGCCTCTATACGTTCGGCTTCGTAACGCGTGGGTGCGCGGAGGGGAGTTTTCACTGCACGTTTCCAACCCTTCGGCTGGCCTCCTGAGTCCGGTACAAATCAATCACGATGACATTGCGCTGGCGGAATGCTTTCAGTTTCTCCATCTCGACGGTGATCCGAAAGAACTCCTCCCACGCCGCTTTGACCTCGGGGATCAATTTCACCTCACGCTTGCGGTCTTCAACAGTGCCCTGAAGCTGCTTGTAGGCCAGCGATTCAGCGCACTCTGCAAGGTACTCGCTGCGCATGACGGCGCCCTTGAGTTCGGCAAACTGCGCGTCGCTTTCGGCGAGCATGCAGAGCGCTTTCTCCAGGCGTTGTTCCGTGACTACCATCCTGGGTCATCTCCGTTTTGCGGCGCATTCGGGTGGCCCCTGGAAGGCTGTTGGCGGTCTCCGTAGAAACCATCTGGAATCTCATCGTCAAACTCGGGATCTTTCCCATTGGCGGCCTTTTGACGACGAGTGAAGCCCGCCCACGCGGCGCAGAACCATTTTTCCAACTCAACGGGGTCTTTGATCGTGCCAGCTGCACAGGCGCTACCGACCACGTTTGAGACGCTCCGAAGGATGTCTGCGTCGGAGATAGTTGAACCAGTCTGGGGCTGACCCGATGCGTTGCGCACCGGTTCCCATCCCTTCAGACCTTTGAGTCGGCCCTTGCCACGATCCTCGCCGAACTCTTCGAAAGTGAAGTCGATCCGATCACCTGATTTCACACTATCAACATTGACCTTTCCGGCGAAGTACCACGCTCCGTCGATCTGAAGCTTCCTGGAGCCGTTCTTTGTGAACTCAACCTTCTGCACTACGCCTTGCATTTGGCCAACCCCAATATCCTTTGTTCGGACTCAGTAAAATCTTCAATAAATGCCGATCGCTCAGCGTGCATCTGATCGGTTACTTCGCGGCTCCAGCGCTGAATTTCTTCTTCGCGTTCGCGAGCCTGCTTCTGGCGCTCGGCCATGATGTCTGCCCAGTTCATAGACCACCGTTTCCCCACAGCCCGCGGTTCTTCATGTAGTCCGCTGTCAATTGGGCCTTGTTCCAACACTCGATACAGTTCATGTCGTTGCAAACGTGAGCCGGGTCCGGGAGAGACCCCAGGGGGGGATTGGACGGAGTCTCCTCCCGAACCGGCTCAACAGGAACCCAACTGCCCCAGCCTGCAGACCAGCGGAAGCGGCCGTTTCGGCTGAGCGCTCCATCCTTCAGGAAAGCCTTCGATTGCTCGCGGCGCCTTCGCGCCTGATGCTCCGCGCGCTGCTCGGCTGTCAGTCCAGCAACGGGGCGATCAACATCAGGCGCGAATTTCGCGACGCGCGGAGAAACGCCTGACTTGCGCAGATCCCAACTCACGCGACTACCTCGTGAGTCAGAGCAAGCAATTGCGAGCGGGCTTCTTCGATCTCGTTCAACTTTTCCTGGAACTTGCTCCGCAGTTCCGCTTCTGCCGTATTCAACTGCTTCATCTGACGTTCAATCACATCAGCCGAATTCAGAGGCGCCAACTCGACCTCGCCCCATTCGGTAGTGCGCACATAGCCGCAGTACTCCTCCATGTTTTTGCCGCTCGACTCATCGTGGTAGTAGGTGCGACCGCCATGAGCGGAAAACCCAGCGATTTTTATCTTCACTTTTCCATCCTCCAAAGCGAGGCGAGAGTGAGCAGGCCGCCCAAACTGGCTGCGATCAGTGCCACGAAGCCCAGATCGACAAGAGTAAAAGTCAGCATCACCGCGCTCCGTTGAGGGTGTAGAACGGCCTGCGCTGCTCCTCCGTGTAGGAGGGTGAGTGATTGGCGCTCAGCGCGATCGAGGTGCCGATGACCGCGACCGCGGCGCTGCAGCCGATCGGGTGATGTTCGCAGGTCGCGCAGCCGGTCAGGCTGAGGGCTGCGAGTAGGGCCAGGTGCTTCATGACTGCAGCGCCGCCTGTTCGCGCAGATCTGCCAGCGCGCGCTCGTTGCTCGCGAAGAACCAGGGCACGCGACCCGTGGAGGCAAGATAGATTCGGCGTCCAGCGTCTTCCGAACCATAGCGAGTTTCCAACTCGTAGCCTTTGGCGCCGGCCAAATGAATCGCCCAACCTGCGCGGCAGTGGGTCGTATCGCAGGTATGCCATGTGTCCATCTGTAGGGCGCCCTGGCCTGACTCAATCAAACCCAGAATTTTCGCGTCGAGGTTCGGGATAACGGGAACTTCAGGAAACCGCGCACGGAACCGCTCGGCGCGCTGACGCTGTCGCTCGGCTTTACCGCTGGGCGCCTGAGTCGCTTCCGATCCGGTCGTTTCCCCAACATTCAAGGCACCCGCGAGGTTGGCACGCGCGAGGTAGGCATCCGCGAGGTCGGCATCCGCGAGGTCGGCACCCGCGAGGTAGGCACGCGCGAAGTCGGCACCCGCGAGGTAGGCATCCGCGAGGTCGGCACCCGCGAGGTAGG